CAGCCAGTGTCAGCTGATGTGACAGCCACCAGCACCTCAAGCAGTGCAGCAAAGGCCGAAACGACTAGTGCAAGTAGTAGCAGTGCAGCAAAGGCCGAAACGACTAGTGCAAGTAGTAGCAGTGCAGGGAAGGCTGAAACGACTAGTGCCAGCAGTAGCAGTGCAGTGAAGTCGGATACAGCAAGTACTGTAAGTAGTAGTGCTGCCAAGTCGGATACAGCAAGTACTGCAAGTAGTAGTGCTGCCAAGTCGGATACAGCAAGTACTGCAAGTAGTAGTGCTGCCAAGTCGGATACAGCAAATACTGCAAGTAGTAGTGCCACCAAATCAACTAATGTCGATGCGTCAGAATCATCGGGTACCTCAGAAAACACCACATCAAGTACTAATAATACCGCTAGTTCTGGAGATGATGACCAAAGTGTTGATATGAACGGAATTCATCACTATATTCCACTCCATCCTGAACGTGGCGCTGATCCGAGTGATAATCGGTGGGGGGCTCTAATGAAATACTGGGATACTTGGTACGGAGTAGGTTATCAAGTATCTGATTCGAAGCCAGCCTCAGGTGGTCCAGGGAGCCCAATTTGGCCAGGATCTGGGAGCACAGCAGTCTGGCCAGTAGGATCTGACTACGCATCAATGAATCGATTCATTACTCGAACAATTGAATACCGTGACAAATCAACAGGAGAGTTAATTACCGGTGTAACTCCAGTTGTTCAAAAGGTTCATTATGGAGTTGCGTTTGTGATGGATTTAGTTACTGGCGAAATTTTAGGATATATGACACCAAATACGAATGGTACATTTCCTGATAAACCAACGATTCAACATCGTGCTGATGCATGGTATGTTATTGGAAATAGTAACTTTACAGCCGTGACTTCTCCTGACTTGAGTTCTAAGGGCTACCTGGCACCAGATTTGGCCACAGTTGCTCAACAGAAAGTTAACCCAGGTGATCAGGATGACACAGTTAATGTTTACTATGACCACGCCGTGGTCCCAGTAAATCCAACGAATCCACAAACACCAGGTACACCAATTAATCCAGATGATCCAGATAGTCCAAAGTGGCCAGTTGGGACTGATAAGGATTCACTGACAACTGATATTCACCAGACGATCCATTATCAATATGGTGATGGTTCACAGGCAGCTCCTGATAAAACTGATTCCACGACCTTTGAGCATCAAGTTGAAATTGATAAGGTCACTGGTGAGGTTGTTAAGGATGACGGTTGGACAGCCAAAAATGGTAAGACAAGCTTTGATGCCGTTGTTAGCCCAGTGGTGCCAGGATCTGTAGCTGATAAAGCGCAGACAGCTGCCGTAACTGACCTGAATGCCGATTCAGCAGATGTTAATGAGACCGTGACATACACGAAAGTCGGATCATTGGTACCAAGCTCAAGTGATGTGAACTTCCCTGGAGCATCAAAAGTAGTCTATCCAAATGACCCAAGTGATGCGACAAAGGTTACACCAGCCGGTGTACCGACGGTACCAGGTTATACAGCACATGATCCAGAAGGTCATGTTTTGACACCCGGTAGCAGTTATCAGCCAAGTGATCCAACGAAAGATACAACGATCACCTATACAGCAGATCAGCAAAAAGGTAGTGTCAGCTACGTTGATGATACGACTGGAAAAACTTTAAAGACGGACTCAATCTCAGGAACAACGGGTTCAAAATCCAGCTATAGTACCAGCGGTAGCATTGCCGATTATAAGAAACAAGGGTATGAGTTGGTCACCGATGGCTATCCAGCAGATTTGACGTTCGACAATGATGACACAACTGATCAGAATTTCACGGTTCACTTGAAGCATCAAAACATTCAGTCTACAGAGGCCAAAACCGTTACAGAAACTATTCATTATCAAGGCGCTGGTAATCAAACTCCTGCTGATAACACCGCTCAAGTGACCTTTACGCGTCAAGTCTCAACTGATGCGGTGACAGGTGAAAAGACCTATGGGTCTTGGTCAGCAGATCAAAGCTTTGCGGCAGTAACTAGTCCAGTTATTAAGGGTTATACGCCAGACCAGGCTGAAATTGGGGCACAAACTGTGAGTGGTGACTCCAGTGATCTTGACTTCACGGTGGTTTATGCCAAGAATGCGCCAACTATTACAACTGAAAGCAAGACGATTAATGAAACTATCCATTACGTCTACAAAGATGGTACGACAGCTCATGATGATTATGTGGCCAAGCCGGTTGAATTTACGCGTCAAGTCTCAACTGATGCGGTGACAGGTGAAAAGACCTATGGGTCTTGGTCAGCAGATCAAAGCTTTGCGGCAGTAACTAGTCCAGTTATTAAGGGTTATACGCCAGACCAGGCTGAAATTGGGGCACAAACTGTGAGTGGTGACTCCAGTGATCTTGACTTCACGGTGGTTTATGCCAAGGATGCGCCAACAAAACCAGTTAATCCAATTCAACCAACGACGCCAGCAAAACCAGTTAACCCAAGTCAACCAGCGACGCCAACAAAGCCGGTTCAGGCTGGTCAAGCAGCGGCTACTAATTTTGTGGATCAACGGTTGCCTCAAACTGGTGAAACTGATCAACAACACATGACGCTGAGTGGCTTATTACTATTAGCCATGAGTAGTTTGTTAGGGCTCTTTGGAATGACTAAGCGGCAGCGCAAAGAATAGGATGATATTATATGCTAAATCATCGGCAAACTAAGATCCTGTTTGAGAGCTTAGCAACCCTACAGGCTATTCAGAAACAAGCATACCAGATGTTAATGCAAGGGCTGACCACAACTGGTTTCTCAATGCGTGAGTGGGAAAATTAATCTATCTGGAACAACACGGACAAGCCACTGCTAGTGAATTAGCTGATGCGTTCATGGTTACGCGCACACTAATTTCCAGAAACACTTGGCGACTGATTCAAGATAATTTAATTCAATCTGCCAAAATTAAAAAACTACAATCTAAAAACAGCACCCAGCCAAAATAGCTGAGTACCAAACATCCTAAAATTCATTTATTTACTCTGATAACTTCACCATCTTTGAACGTGAACTCCATGTAGCGTTGGAAGATGGTGATTTTTTCTACCAAGCGACGAACCAATTGTTCATCAAAGTCAACTAAGCCATACTTGTGCAATTCGACTAATTTGTTAATTTCATCAAGGCTGTGTAGTTTGGCTTGTTGATCAGTTTCACGACTTTGGACTTTTTCTTTTTGCTTCCGCAGGTCCATGATTTGCTGGGTTAGTGCGTCGCAGTCTTGATGCTGGTTGGCAGCCTGGATGAGCTTCATCTGTACCTCTTCCAACTGTTGGTTGATTTGATCGAGTGTTGGTCCTTTGGAGTTCTCGATGACCTTCATGATGTTGGCTTTGATTTGTTTGTTGGCTAACTCATGCCCTTCAATGAGCTGGTTAAAAGCCTCAATAGTAGCTTCTTTTAGAAGGGGTTCTTTAACGTTTCGAATCATGCAGCGGCGACCAGTTTTACTTCTCCTTATCCGACTGGCGCAGCGCCAGACTGCTACTTTCTCTGGTCGATACCACATGTTTCGCTGCATGATATCACCGCACTTACCACAAAATATTTTTTGAGAGAAGCAATATTTACCGTTAAGGCGCCTATGCTTACCGTTCTTAGTAGTGATACCATTTCGGCGCTGTTTGATGATCTGCTGTACTTGCATGAAAACAGACTTGGGAATAATCGCCGGGTGATCATTCTCCACGTAGTATTGTGGCATGATGCCTTCATTCTTCACTCGTTTTTTATTAAGAAAATCAACGGTGTAAGTCTTCTGTAAAAGGGCATCACCAATGTATTTTTCATTTTTTAGGATTTTAGCCACGCTGCTAGAGCGCCAATTTTTTGTTTTGCCACCAGTCAGAATACCATCAGCTTTGAGTGAATCAGCGATTTGCTTCATGCTCATTCCATTTAAGTAGCTATAGAAGATCCGTTTAATAACCTTGGCTTCTTCCGGTTCAATTACCAAGTTACCTTGAGCATCCTTGGTATAGCCCAGGAAGTGATTATGATTCACGAATACTTTTCCTTGCTGATAGCGGTACTGAATCCCCATCTTGACGTTTTGTGATAAGGACTCACTTTCTTGTTGAGCAAGGGAAGCCATGATGGTAATCAGAACTTCACCCTTGGCGTCCATGGTGTTGATGTTTTCCTTTTCAAAGAAGATCGCCACATTGATAGCTTTTAAGTCCCGGATATACTTCAGGCAATCAATAGTATTTCGAGCAAATCGGCTAATTGACTTGGTGACAATTAAGTCAATTTTACCGGCTTTACAGGCCGCAATCATTTTATTGAATTGTTCCCGTTTCTTGGTGTTGGTTCCGGAGATTCCATCATCAGCATAGATACCTGCAAATTCCCAGGTTGGTTTCTTTTGAATTAGCTCTTTGTAGTGAGCTACCTGAGTTTCGTAGGAGCTAGCTTGCTCATCATAGTCGGTCGAAACCCGGCAATAAGCGGCCACTCGGAGTTGGTCAAATGGATGTTGACTACGCCGCTGATGAATAGTATTTCCTTTTTGCTGGTGGGCTGGGATAATGTGTACTTTACCCAATTAAATCACCTTCACTTTCGATAATGCTGTACAAATATTCGGCTTGCTTGATTGGTTCATTGAACCGTTGCTTAATGATGCCACGGTAGAATTGTTGATAGACTGCGGCTTTCTTGGTTAGTTTTTCAGTTAATTCCAAGGCACATTTGAGTTTAAAGATCACTTCAGTCGGATCGTTGACAATGATTTGCTGTGCAAAAGTTTGAAATAAGTTGGGATTAAAGCTGGTTAGCGTTTGCCCTTTCTGGCACCAACGCAGTAAAGACCTGACTTCTTCAAAATCGTTGGCTGAATTAGTATTTTGACTATTCAGTAGTTTGATCTTTTGTCGGCATTGATAAGCGTCTTGTTCTAGTTTGGCCGTTTGGTTAACATAAATGGCCTTGTCGAGCAGCCCAGTTTGCATCAATCGGGTTAGCGTTTCGGCCTTATGGTCGTTAGCTTTGATTTGCTCAGCCAATTTTCCTAATTCACCATTGGAATTGCTATTAGCTTGATTTTGTAGTTCTTCAAGAAATGGTTGCAGTAGGAACTTCTGGCTGAAGATTAACTTATTCATCATGCTGCAGAAGGCGGCTTCCAAACTTTCTTCACTAATTGCTTTAATCGGGCATTGCTTGGCAGACTTTAAGTGCTTTTGACATGCCCAACAGATTTTATTAGGTCTGGTTTGTCGCTTAAAGGTGGTACTGCAATATCCACAGATGATTTTTCCTGAGAAAGGATAATGTTGCTGATACTTGTGAGTACCGACTTCAATGTGGCGCTTTTGCGCATTTTCCTTAATTATTTTCTGAGCTTGATCGAAGGCTTGGTGACTGATCAAACTTGGATGATGGTTTTCAATTAAGTATTGAGTGAGTTCACCTTGATTAAAATGACGGTGATATTGATCATCACGATAAGTCTTTTGGCAGAGCATATCACCGGTGTAATTACAGTTTCGTAAGATGTTAATCACGGTGTTACTTCGCCATTGACCACCACGCTTTGTTGCGACATGGCTGTGATTCAGTTTTCTAGCAATTTGACTAGCTGACATCCCGCTTAAAAATTGTTGAAAAATTTCTCGCACAACCCCGGCTTCCACTGAATCGATAACTAAGTTGCCATCCTCAATTGAATATCCATAGGGAGCAGAGGATACTCGAAACTCACCACTAGCGAAACGTTGCCTGATTGACCAGCGTAAATTTCCTGCAGTCGAATGAGATTCATCCTGAGCAATACTGCTGAGAATTGAGAGAAATAATTCGCTGGCCATTGCTCCAGTGTTGATATGTTCCTTTTCAAAGATAATCGGGATGTTCAGCTGTTGTAACTCTCGAACGATTCGTAAACAATCGGTTGTATTCCGTGATAAGCGGCTGATCGACTTGGTAATTACGAGGTCAATTCGGTGATTATGACAATCAGCTAGTAATTCTTTTAAGGCATCACGCTTTGTCAATTTGGTACCCGAGATTCCTTCATCGTAATAGATCTTAGCTAACTGCCAGTTTGGTTGATTGCTAATGTATTTTTGATAGTGTTCACGCTGATTCTCAAGACTTTCAAGTTGTTCAACGTTGTCAGTTGAAACTCGACAATAGGCCGCTACACGGAGTTGCTTGGCATCACGATGGTAGCTTTGGATTTTAGTAATGGTTGACATGACAAACCTCCTTTCATCAGTGTGGTATGTTAGCTCTAGAGACCTGATGTATCAACGTTTCCGGGCCCTAATAATGGTGGAAATGACTGCTTGTTTAAGGCATCAATGTCCTTAAATTCGGTGGGCGAGATTAAGCCTTTATTAAGCAGATTCTGGATGATCTGTTTGGATTGTCGATAATGTAAGTCATTTAGCAATTGCTTTTGCGAAATTGTTGTATTGATCGACGTCAGTGGTTGATGAGTTACTTCTTTAACTTGTTTGGTCATCTTAATTACCTCCACTGATAAGCCAGCGGAGGTCGAAAAGTAAACCATGGTAAAAGAAAAAAGCTGACAGAAAACTGCCAGCTAAAAAGTTGAAAAAATAGGATAGATCAGCTATCATAATAAAAGAAAAGAGAGCAACGAGCTGCATCTCGTTACCCTCAAGCGTGATCAGGAATGATCGAGGATGAAGCTAACCGTTATGGTTGGCTTTTTTTATTATCGCGTAGGCTTTGGCGCAGTCAATGATCAACTGGCCGACTGCCACGATAACTATGGCGGCAGTAATGCCGAGTCCTCGATTCTTTCCAAATTAACATAGTAATCACCTCGCGTTATCAGGAATAGTTGAAGGGTGATGCGACCATGTCCTCATCACTAAGCCTTCCATGTTGGGAGCGACCCACCATTTCAGACCTGATGATATTTTACCATAGAAACAACAAAAAGCCTGCAGACCGCAGTCCACAGGCAAAAGTTAGTTATTATCGTCCTTATCGTGCAATTGTTGGAGAACACTTTTCAATTTATCAGGTACGGGTAGCCCCAGACGGCTTATATTTTCTAATAGAGAAATACCTTCATTAGAGATATAGAAGAAAATAGTAGCGGTACGGATTGCTGAACCATTCTTTAATAGGTAAATATCAAGGCAATGTGCAATGCCAACTAACAATAGGATTAATACTTTGCGCGTAAGCCCACGAAAGCCAATCTCGCTGGAGAGCTTATGCTCATTAATGGCACAAAGCACTCCGGTGATATAGTCCACGACCATAAAAATCAAGAGAACATATAAGAAACCATCTAGCCCGCCTAAGAGCCAGCCGAGAAAAGCACCAATTGCACCAAAGCAAGTATTAATTACCGTTAAACTAGTTGTCTTCATTCGGATCATCAACTCCTCTCGAATACTCGGCCTTAATTTCCAAGTACTCATGGTTATATTTGACATCATCAATAAAGCCAATATTGTAGCCACGACCTTCAAACCAAATGTTGGTTTCTTCGTCAATATCATCACGATATCGAATAATAAAGGACAATTGCTTTTCCAATTTGACCGTAACCGCCGTGTAATATTCTTGACCATGCAGGGCAGAAACTTTTGCCCACACATCGCCTAAGCGAACATCCTTGTACATCGACATTCCAGTATTAGGATTTTCGCCGACATATTTCTTTTTCATCAGCGTAATACGGCGATCTAATTCACCAATATCAGCAATCTTACTGATACGTTTGTTTTGCTGTTGCATTTAAAATTCCTCCTTCCGGTAAGGGGACAAGATGGCTCGAAGAAATTTGATCATGGCATCAAAATCGGCGGTTTCCCGATATTCGTAAAGGTAGGCCACGGTATAAAGGATTGCCGTGTGAATATCATCAGGAAGGGAATCGAATGCTGATAGAGGCTGACGAAGGACATTTTCGACGGTAGCAGTTGCTGATCCAATCAACTTTGTGATGAGGTCATCTTCAGTTGTGTTATCAACTCTTAGGTAGGCTTTTGCTTCGGCCAAAGTAATAGCAGCCACATTACATCAGTCCTTTCTACTTAGCAGCCATGGCGAGAGTCTTAATGGCTTCTGGGAGGATGACTTTGGCATCTACTCGTTGCGAGCCCAAGAAACCGACTTGACCAGTTACGGCATAAAGTTCATTGAGACGCTTGAAGGTTCGACCTTGACGATCAGCAATCCAATAGTAATTGAAATCACCAAAGAGCACTGGCTTATTAGATGCGGCCATGGTTGGCATGAACGGACTAGTATAAACCGGGCAATTGAGGATTCGGTCTGGTTGGCCCGCCTGAACGGAAGGTTGCCAAATGTACTGGTCATTCTTATCCTTCATCTTGCGGATGGCCTTCACAGTGTCATCGTTCATCAAAAAGACAGCATTTTGACGGTATGGCGCCTTTAAGGAATAGAAAAGGTCGATCAAATCATCAAAAGTTAACGTATCGGCCTTAGCAGCTGTGGATCCGGCTGAAGCACCATTAGTGTCAGTTAAGATGCCAGTAGGTTGACCAGTACCGGTACCGGTTAAAAAGGCTTGTTCTTCGGCATTACCGAGTCGGCGGCCAAATTCATCAGAGAGATAGGACATCAAATCAAATGCGGAATCGTTTAGTAATTCTTCCGACACTTTGATTAGGGTTCCTAACTTATGGGCGCCTAGTGACACCTGACTAAATTGCGTGTTGGACTCTGTGTAGGCTGCTTCTTCTTCAAGCCAAGCAGCTGTTCCTTCGCTGGCAACAACCGGAATCTTGTGTTCACCGCTGTTGGTTTGGATGACATGGCTGATGGTTCGTAGGACATTTGATTCTTGCAACTTTTGGATAAGTTGGTTTTCAAATTCGTCGGGCACTAGGAAGCCACCATCTGGATCCGTACCTTCTTTCAGTGCATCAACGACCGCATGACCACGCATCATTTGCCAGAAGTTTTGCGCATAAGTGTCTTGACTCTTCGGTAGTTTTCCAGCGGTTGGGGAATTAGTAAGGGCCTTACTGGTGGGTTGGTTCAGTGCCACTTCAATTTCTGCCTGCTTGTGCCGTCGATCGATTTCCTTGCCGAGGTCGACAACTTCTTGCTCCATCTTTTCATAGCGGGTATTGTCTTCAGCTGAAAGTACATCTGATTCCTTTTGCTTAGTATCCAAAAAATCCTTTGCTTGCTTCCAAATACGGGCACGCTTTTCTTGTAATTCAGTAATCTTACTCATTGATAAGTCCTCCTAAAAATTAGTGTGATAACAAAGAAAGCCGCTTTTGCAGCGACTTTACAGAGATATTAGATTTTGTTTGTGGCTTTAGCTTATTCAATAGAACCAATTCAGATTGCTTATCTGAATACGAGTAACAATCTATGACATCTTTATCTTGGCCCAGCATATTATCAGCAAAGCCCAACTCAATCGCTTTATTGACATTCATCCAGGTCCCGTCATCCATCATGGATGAAATCTTTTCACGAGGAAGGTTTGTTTTAAGCTCATAAGCATTAATGATCGATTCTTTGGTTTCAGCTAGCATCTGTGCAGCTTGATCAAGATCTTCTTTTTGTCCACCAACAATGGTTAATGGATTATGGATCATGATCATCGCGGTTGGAGCCATGGAAACTTTTGTTCCTGCCATGGCGATAACTGATGCCGCTGAAGCAGCGATACCGTCAATTTTGACGTTCACGTCATCGGGATAATTCATTAGCATCGTGTAAATGCGACTGGCAGCGACACAGTCACCACCGGGAGAATTTAACCAGAGATCGATTGGCCCTTTCCCTTGACTTAATTCATCTTGAAATACTTGGGGAGTGACTTCATCATCAACCCAGCTATCTTCGGCAATTGTACCGTTGATAGTTAAGACACGTTGATTTTGAGGACCGCTCCAGTTCCAGAAACGTTTCATTCTTTTGGTTCCTCACTTTCTTTAGATGGCTGAGAAACCAGCTTGGTTGAGTGGTAGCATATTACCATTTACCAAGTATTCGTCACCGCCTTCATTAGTAGGGATGCGGTTAAGATCTTCAAGTTCCCGAATATCATTTGCAGACAACCAACCATTTTGGCGTCCAATTGCATAGCCATTCATTCGGCTTTCGTAATCGCCACGTAGTAGTCCATCAACATTGAATTTGACGAAGAACTTTCGTTGATCATCAGCGGAAAGTAGCTGTTGATTCATAGCTTGTTCCCAGCGAATGCACCAAGGGTTCAGGGTGTACTTTACGAATTCTAGTGATTGCTGCTCAATATTTGAGAAAGTTGAACGGTCTAGGTCACCAACCATATGCGGTGGAACACGAAAAATTCTGGCAATTTCGTCGAGTTGGAATTTTCGGGTATCAAGGAATTGCGCTTGGTCGGGTGGAATGGAAAGCTGGTGAAAAGTCATTCCTTCCTCCAAGACAGCAATGCTGTGATTATTAGATCCCGAAAATTGTGACTGCCAACTTTTCCGAAGCCGTTCAGGATCTTTGACTACATTAGGGTGCTCGAGAACACCACCAGGCGTGGCATCATTTTTGAAGAAAGTGGCTCCATATTGTTCGGCGGCCATGGATAATCCAATCGCATTCTTGGCCATCGCAATTGGACTATAGCCGATCAAACCATCAAATCCTAACCCTGCGATATGAAGGACTTCATCGGATAAGAGAATGACTTGCTTCGATTTATTGTTTGCTTGGTAATCATCATAGTTGCGGGTATAGGTATAGTAGATTTCACCGTTGGCGGCCCGATTGACGTCCATCCGGTCCGGCATTAACGGATAGAGACCAGTGATCTGACCTTGACCATTGCGAATGATTTGTGCATAGGCGTTACCCCACAGCAATAAATGGTTCATCATGGTTTCACGAAAGATAAAACTGGTCATTTCTGGATTTGGCGCATCATGAAGAAAAAAATAAAGCGGGTGGTTAATTGCCCGCTGTTTGCCACCATCGCTGGTGTATTGATAAATATGGAGTGGTAGTTCAGCTAATCCTTCCGCTAAGACCCGCACACAAGCATAAACCGCTGTATTCTGCATTGCAGTGCGTTCGGTCACATTTTGGCCAGCCATCGAACTGCCGAAGAAAAATGACATGGTGCTGGATAGGGTGTTTTTGGGTGAAGCTTTATTGGTATGGAACAATTTATTAAATAGACTCATGGCATCAACTCCTTTCAGTTCTTCGCAATTACAACATCAATAAACCTCGACCATCATAAACAGAGTCACCACTGTCTTCATTGCGAATGGCGCGATCCAATCCCATGATAGTAGCGACAACGCCATCTATCTTTTCAGTTGATTTTGCTTTATCTGGTTTGATGTTGCCTGCCGGATCAGTTCGAATGTAGATGTTGTCCATCATCCAACGCAAAACTGGGTGTCCACCGTGAGCAATTTTCTTTTCCAAAGTTAAGCGCATCAACTCTTTGGTTGGTGGAGTCATATCTTTGAACCCTTGGCCAAATGGCACTACCGTGAAGCCCATTCCTTCAAGATTCTGGACCATTTCGACTGCACCCCAACGGTCAAAGGCAATTTCCTTGATATGGTATTTCTTTCCGAGATCATCAATGAAGTGTTCTATGAAGCCATAGTGGACGACATTACCTTCTGTGGTTTGTAAATATCCCTGCTGTTTCCAGATATCATAAGGAACATGGTCGCGCCGGACTCGTAAGTCAACATTATCTTCGGGAATCCAGAAATAGGGTAGAAGGGTATAACCTTCAGAATCATCCCTTGGTGGAAATACTAGAACAAAAGCAGTGATATCGGTAGTCGACGACAGGTCGAGCCCACCGTAACAATCACGTCCCCGTAGTTCATTAGGATCAACTGGAAAGGCACAGGCATCCCATTTATCCATCGGCATCCATCGGACATCTTGTTTGACCCACTGATTTAAACGAAGCTGACGGAAGGTATTTTCTTCAGCAGGATTTTCTTTGGCTGAATTATAGGCATCTTTCACTTTTTCCATTTTGACCGTAATTCCTAAAGAAGGATTGGCCTTTTTCCAAACTTCTGGACTCGACCAATCTTCATCCTGGCTAGCTCCATAAATAACAGGGTAGAAGCGGGGATCATGTTTGCGCCCCTTCATGATGTCGATTGCTTTTTGATGAACCTGGTAACAGATAGAGTGTTCATCATTACCGGCAGTCGTGATTAAAAAGTAGAGCGGCTGCGTTCGAGCATCGCCGGAACCCTTAGTCATGACGTCGTAGAGTTTACGATTGGGTTGAGTGTGTAATTCATCAAAAATTACTCCTGACACGTTGAAACCGTGCTTGGAATAAGCATCAGCAGATAGGACTTGATAGAAACTATTAGTTGGCTCATAGATCAGCCGTTTTTGGGAAGCGAGGATCTTACAACGCTTTTTTAAGGCTGGGTTCATCCGCACCATATCAGCGGCGACGTCAAAAACAATGGCGGCCTGCTGGCGATCAGCAGCACAACCATAAACTTCTGCACGTTCTTCACTATCAGCGCAGCAAAGCAGTAGAGCAACAGCCGCCGCCAGTTCTGATTTGCCTTGCTTTTTTGGAATTTCGACGTAAGCAGTATTGAATTGACGATACCCATCAGGTTTTAAGATGCCAAAAATGTCGCGAATAATTTTTTCCTGCCAGTCAATGAGGTCAAAAGGCTTACCCGCCCAGGTTCCCTTGGTATGGCATAGGCACTCGATAAATGAAACTGCAAAATCAGCTGCGTCTTTGTTATAAGTAGAGTCCTTGGCCATGAACCTAGTTGGCTTGTAATCTTTTAGTTTTCGCAAGAGGGCATCACATCCTTTCAGTTGTACTAAAAAAGCACTGAGTGTTAACTCAATGCTTGATTGATGATTAATTAAACTTGCCAGTTAATATCAAATTTACGTATCCGGCGCGGTCAGTATTCAAGTAATCGATTAAGTCATGGCAGTTATAGTAGTATGCCAGTCTTTTGACATTTTCCACATCAAACATATTGGCTTCACCAGTGTTGCGGATTTTTAAGACCTGCTGGCGGATTCGGTTACGTTTAGCTAATTCGTCCTTAATTCGATTCATGATTAGTCCCCCTGGTTCTTAAAAGCAGCTGATCCAGTTAAGTTGTGTAACAATACTTTCCGTTGGTCTTTAAACTTGGGACCGATAAATCCTAGGCGTAGCAGGAAACAGCGGAAAGCATATTTTTCATTACTCTCTTCGTGTGGTTCTGACATGATTCGCTGGTGGCTGATGGCATATTGGACCAGCTTGTCGACAAATTGTTGATAAGCCAAAGCATCGTCAAGTTTCACTTCTTTAAACCAATCGAAGGATACCTGTTTTTCATCGACGTTTAAGGGGAGGGCTTCCAGCTGGCAAGCATCCTTAATTAACTGCCCCTTAGCCCAGATTAGGTGGCGCAGGTTATCAAGAGCCTGATCTGTAAACTTATCTCGCTGGTAGGCTAGGTTCAACTTGATTATTTCAGTAGGGTGGAAGCCTTGCTGTTCAAGATAATCGAGTAAATTGGCCGGGATCTCATCCGGGGATGTTAGGACTCCATCTTTGTTAACAGTGTACTTGCCAATCTGATAAGCGTAGGTAGGTGTGTATTGATATTCGGCCTTTCGATGAGTATAGTCAGCCAGCTTCGTTACCAATTCTTTTCGTTGCTGGCCATGTACATGTACATTAAATTTAATTTCCATCTTCTGTACCTCCTTGTTTGATCACTGTATACATCACTCTAAAGGGTACAGATAGCAAGGAATTTCGACATATTAGGCCGGCTTCTTTAGATTACTGTAAGGAATTATATGACCATCTCTTTCCACACTGACATCTTGATCCGAATCGACTTGTTTGATGTAGCGATTAACAATCACATCACAGTATTTAGGATCCAGTTCCATCATGTAACAAATCCGATTAGTTTGCTCGCATGCAATCAGAGTTGAACCGGAACCACCGAATGGATCGAGAACGGTACAGTTGGACATGGTGGAATTCATGATTGGATAGGCTAGTAGTGGGATTGGTTTCATCGTTGGGTGTTCCTTACTCTGCTTTGGGCGATCAAATTCCCAGATGGTGGATTCCTTTCGCCCGGAGTACCATTCGTGTTTGCCATCTTTCTTCCATCCATAGAGTACGGGTTCATGTTGCCACTGATAGGGAGAGCGACCAAGTACTAATGATTGCTTCTTCCAGATACAGCAACCGGATAAATAAAAACCAGCATCTTGGAAAGCACGGCGGAAGTTAAGGCCTTCCGTATCGGCGTGAAATACATAGATGCTGGCATCGTTAGCCATTGCTTGATTCATATTTTGAAAAGCAGCAAGCAGAAACTGGTAGAACTTGTCATCGGCTTGATGATCATTCTTGATCTTGCCAGCTTTGCTAGAGTAATCGACATTGTATGGAGGATCGGTTAATACTAGGTTGACCTTATGATCACCCAGTAATTTCTGGTAGCTTTCTGTTTTAGTAGCGTCACCACATAATAAAGTGTGTTTACCTAAGTGCCATAAGTCACCTGACTTTGAAAAGATTGGTTTATCCAATTCGCTATCAATGTCAAAGTCATCATCATGAGTATCATCTTCAGTAGCAAGCAAGTCAGATATTTCATCCTCATCAAAACCAGTTAATGAAATATCCAGGTCACTGGCTTGTAAGTCAGTCATCAATAAGGCTAACTTGTCCTTATCCCAATCACCGCTGATCTTGTTGAGCGCAATGTTCAGCGCTTTTTCTTTTTCTTCGTCTAAGTTGACAACTACACACTCGGCTTCTTTAATCCCTTCATTCTGGAGAATCTTTAACCGCTGGTGTCCGCCGACCACGCGACCAGTTTGTTGATTCCAGATGATTGGATCAACGTAGCCGAATTCTTTCATCGAATGTTTTAACTTTTCATAATCAGGATCACCTGGTTTTAAGTCTTTTCGTGGATTGTAATCCGCGGGGATGAGGTTCGCTATTTTCTTCTTAACAAATTTCATTAGTTCATTCCTTTCCGACTTCTTAAGAGTCGTTCCATGACATCATCTTGGGGTGTTGATCCTTGATAAGTCGTGGCATTGTTTTCTTTAACCACTTGAAAAATCTGAAACCATAATTGGCTCGATTGCTTCATGTAGTCACGACTCATGGAAACATATGGTGAAGCAATTGCATTACCAGTGGTAGGGTGGCGAGCGAGAAAACCAAACTTAGAGATACATTCTTCGCACTGGATCCACCGGCTAACGCTAACGGCATATTGTTCAATCAGCTGAGTGTTAACTAGCTTTTCACAACCACGTTCGACCAACCATTCCCAGGTTTCTTTAAAAATATCAGCGGCGTCAAATTCTAAACCATTCTTCTGCTTGGCCTTGAGGTATTTCTTGACTGGCGGCATCACGTGTCCTTCCAGATTAGCTGGTTCAGGCAAATCGATAACAGTTGCTTCTTGGCCAGCTTCGAGCTTATCGTGAAGTGACTTAGGTTTACGTCCAGCACCAATTCGTGATCCACCACGATTCGTACCATCTTTAGCCAAATCTCTCCCTCCTTCCGGCAGGGGTTAATACCCTGTTTGATTTCAATTTTTTGTACACGAAGGCCCAGGCCCGCTCCCGCGCGAAAAATTTTTAAGGATTTGATGGCCCCCTCCGTGGTTTAGTAATGATATCGACGTGGCTTTTTATGCCAGCGATCATCCATCTGGGCGGTGATGCGGGAGTGGCATGGCTTACATAATGCCATCAGGTTCTTGAACTCGTTGGTGCCGCCGTGTTCCAGAGGCAGAACGTGATGGACCTCGGTGGCTTGGGTATACCTTCCTTGGCTCAGGCACATCTCACAGAAGGGATGGTGGAGCAAGTAGCGTTGACGGATCTTTGGCCAGCCACGATGATAGCGCGGACGACTACGTTTTGGTCGTTGGTAACGATTGTAGTGAGAACTGACTTGCTTAGCATGGACGTCACAATAAGTGTTGTGGGTTAGTCGCGGGCAGCCAGGGTAACGACAGGGTTTCTTGGGTGAGTAGGGCATGACACTCCTCCTTTCTGAGGGTATAAGAAAAGCCCAGCAGTTTTGCACCGCTAGGCTTCAATGTTATAAAGCAAATGCCTTTATCCTAATTTTCTACACTACCATCGTAACATAGATAAGCCGATTGTTTGTTCTGCGTTTTACCTTTCTAATGATGGGATCCATAAAGTAAGAGCGTGAGGTGATCGAGTGCTTTGTTCTTTCGATTGTAAGCAGTGGTTTTCGCAATGAAGTACTTGTCCATCACGATGGTTAGTCCCTCGTTCATTGACTGGTTTGGAGTGCGATAGCAGACATCTAAAACAAAGCGCTCGTCTTCAGATAACTCTTGCCAGGCTGGCTCGAACCACTTGAAGTAAAGTTGGGCTTGTTGGTAGCGTTCATTCAGCTTGGTTGTCTCATCGATGCCATGCAGCAGGCGATGCTCAGTTGGGTTATCTTTTTTACTGCTGCCAGGTACGAAACCGTAGCGTGGCGAACTGACACCAATCATTTGTTCCTTGGCTAGCTTCAAGTCGTCTTGGTAAGAGTTAATGATGAACTTCATACCATCGTAATCTTTCAAGGCTGCGACGGTCGCTCGTCGTTTGTCTAAGTAGTTCCACATGATACTCATGCCACAACACTTCCTTTCAGGTTGGCTTTCACTGCGTTAATTAAAGCTAACTGGGTTTTGTCTTTGCGTTTCAGGGCCGCCAGAATGTTTTCGTCAATGGTGCCTTCAGTGATGATGTGGTGGATAACTACTGGTTGACGTTGCCCTTGCCGCCAGAGCCGAGCGTTAGTTTGCTGGTAAAGCTCCAGGCTCCAAGTCAATCCATACCAAATCAAGGTGGCACCACCAGCCTGCAGGTTGAGACCATGTCCGGCAGAAGCAGGATGAATCAATGCCAATGGAATATTACCAGCGTTCCAGTCCTGAATGTCTTTAACAGTTTTAA